GAAAGACGATATGGACGAAGGGTATAATCCTCGTGCTGCACGTGCTCAAAGTCATGCAGCAAATAAAATGTATGGTCGCACCTCTGACCCGATTGATAAGAAACCTGCTTCTGCTGCAAAGAAACCGATTTCACACGCAGATTTGTTTAGAGCAATTGATAAGAAGTACGGTAGTGCTAAAAAGAAAACAGGGGTATTCGCGACGCGCAAGGAAGATGCTGAAGCACGTGCACGTTTGAAGTTGAAGCACGCCAAAGAAAAAGAGAACCTCAAGAACCGTCACTCTAAGGAACGCGAAGCAATGAAAGAGTCAATGGATCCGCGCGACTTCACTGACAAGCCAGGACATGTTGTTGTCGTCAAGAAAAAAGACGGCACTAGGATGATCAAGCATTATCATCCAACATCAGCAGGTGCAAAGAAGTATGCTGATCGTGTAAACAAAGTTAATAAGGTCGGAGACAAAGCAACCGTCCATAAGACTGACGGTCGTAAGATTCATGAAGCATCGCAGAAACTCACTAATAAGAAAGCAGAACTTCGCAAGAAGATGTTTGGTAACGCAAACTATCTGTCTCCTGCGCAGAGGAAAGAGTTAGATAAAGCAGCGAAAGCAGCGCTTCAGAAAGATAGAGCGGCGAAAAAAGCAGCACCTGCTCCAGCGAAACCTGTAACTAAAACCTCAAAGGGTAAGGTTCGCACTGGTTCCGAGGAAATAGCAGATCGTAACATCTTCATGCAGTTACGCAAGGCACAAGACCTTGGTGGCAACCAAGCGATCACTGTATCCCCTACTGGTAGAAAAGTTACATTGAATCCTGGTCAAATTGATATGATTCTAAAGCGACACGACAGTATTCAGAAACCAGTCGACAAGCGCAAGTTTAAAATTATGCTAATTAAATCGTTGAGGGCGAAAGCAAAGTAAAATGCCAATCCTTTTAATATTGTTGTTGTTTGGTTCTATTGCAGGTGGTGGTTATTTTTATTATACTGATACGCAAAACACCATCCGACAACTTGAAGCGAACAATGCAACATTAAAAATTGCTGTAGAGGATAATCAGCGGACTATAGATACTATGGTACAAAACGCTGCAAAAACAGCAGAGTTGCAATTAAAGTTAGAAGCAGATTTAGCGAAGTCAGAAGAAAGTAGAAACAAACTAATTGAAGTGTTTGGTAATCATGACTTAACTCGACTTGCGTTGAAAAAACCAGGATTGATTGAAAGTAGGATAAACAATGGAACTAAGAAGGCATTCGATGGTATTGAAATTATTAGCGGCAAGTCTAATCCTAACGATAACGACGGGGTGTAGTTTTACAAAACCCAAAGAGGTTGTCGTCACTAGGACGGTAGTACAGACTCCGGACATTCCTCTGAGATCTCCTCCTCGTCCCATCAACATGGTTGATGTCAACTGGTACACAGTTACCACTGACAACATTCATGAATTTGAGGAAAGGTTTGAAAACGCTAATGGCGACCTAGTTTTCTTTGCGTTGTCTGTTCCGCACTATGAGAATCTGTCATTGAACCTTGCAGATATTCGTAGATACCTTGAGCAACAAAAAGCAATTATCATTTATTATGAAGAACAGATTACAGCGCAAACTAAAAAGAATATAAATAACGATACTAACTCTACTGATCAGGAGTAATAACAATGGACTTAGACTCCATGAAAAAAGTTTGGGAAGCATATCTCGAAGTAGTCGAGAAGAAACTGTCTCCCAAGCAAAAAGAACTAGACGTCGACAAGGACGGAGATATTGAAGGTGACGACCTTGCTGCTCTCCGTGCTAAGAAGGCGAAGAAAGCAGACGAATCTTCTTGCGGTAAAGATCGCATGAAGAAAGAAAACGACAACGGCGACGATGATGACGACGATGATGATGACAAAGTCGAATGTCCGAAGTGCAAAGGGAAGGGATGCAAGCACTGTGATGGTAAAGGATACCATGAAGAAGCAGTGAAAGAAGAAGCACCTGCTGATCCTATTAAGGGCGCACCAATGCGCAAAGGAGACAAGAAGAACGGCGATAAGTCAATGGCGACGGATTATCCAGAGTTGACTCGCGAGTTTGCTGAAGTTCTTGAGCGTGCTGTTGCTTCGCCAGATAAAAAGCACACTAAAGGTGCTACGAAACCAGAAGGACTTCTGGACAAAGAATCTCCAAAGTCAAAAGAGTTTGTAGATCAGCATAAGGTTGACACTGCTTACACCGACTTTGAAGAAAAAGGTCACGATGATGTAGAGAAGGCAGGAAGGGCAGTGAAGTCTCAAGCATCTTCCCGTCGTGGTGATAATCTCGGTAACGGAGACTCTAAGAGTCCTACAAAAGTAAAAGATAATTCTTAATAATTGGAGTTTGTTGTAATGGAAGCATTATATGTACTTGGTTTGGTTGGTGTAGCAGTTGTAGTTGTTTGGTTGGTTCTAAACAAATCTTCTACACTGGTAAAAGTTGAAGAAACAATTGAAGAGATCGAAGAAAAGATCGAAGAAGTTGTTAAAGACGTCAAAGAAGATGTAAAAGAGGCAGTAGATTCTTTGCCTTCTGCTGAAGATTTGAAAAAATTGACTAAAGCGAAATTAGAAGAACTTGGTCGCGAGCTCGGTGTTGAACTTGATAAGCGCAACACTAAAGATCGAATGATCAAAGATTTGCGAGAAGGTAGCAAAAAGTAATTCATATATCTCAACTATATAATCTGTATGAATGTTGAGATAAACGAAGATAACTTTTTTCTATATGCAGCGAGAAACTATTATAGTCCTCGCTGCTTAGACGCAGAAGAATTTCAGCAAGAAATAAGTCGATTTAAATACATCAAACGACTTTTCAACAGATACACGCGTGGTGGTGAGTTGTGTGAAAGATTGATTCTAAATCACATAACTATCCTACTAAACGTATTCGGGAACGAACCTGCTATATTGATGTTGGTGTTTAAAACTGGAGCAAAAGATTTGCCTATACTAAAACCTTTTCTCCAGTATTTGAATGCTTTAAAAGAAGGGGATTTGGAAGGAATAGAATCGGACCCATGGGTGGTCCAGAAACTGGAAAACATCTGATGGGACTATTATCTAGAACTGGCGACCTCGTTTATACCCTTCGATTCCTTCGTCTACTTACAACCAAGTTTGAAGACACTACTGCTTTTAAACTTGGGTTGATTGACAAAGAAGGAAACAAACTTAAAAGTCCCGACACTTCAGAAGAAAGAAGTGCTTACAATGCGTTTCATCGTCTTGTATTCAATTTAAAAAAGTTGCTCGCCAAAGTTCCTGGTGGTGGTAGCAGACTGGCCACTTATGCTGCGGCACTTTACTTAATTAAAGAACAACTAAACCTATCCGACTCCTCTATCAACAAAATAGCGCAGGCGTGCGATGTGGATCCTCTGGAGGCACTTTCAGAGGATACTTCATGGTTTTGCACTAAAGACGGTATGTTGTCTCCAGGAATCTATCGCCTAGCAAACGACAAAATGCTCAATACTACTTGTGAAGAAGTTTGCAAGAAAGGCGATAAAGTGCGGGTCTTCGATAACACGTATTCAATAGGAAATATGCTCGGCGTAGATATCTTTGAAGTCACGCACGATCGAACAGCGAAGCAACTATATGTTGCTGTAGGAGAACTCCGGAAATGAAAAAGTTTAAAACTTTCTTAAATGAATCGCCGAATATCGACACAAAAAGAATATACAAAATGTTACATGACCCAAGGTCTCCCCAAGAACCTACTTTAAAAAGAAACATTGATATTTGGGTAGACGATAACTACACAAGTATGAAGAAGAAGGATATCGCTGCCAAGTATGGACTGACCAATTCTACCAGAATCAGAATGATATCACAAAAGATAAGTCGAATGATGCGCGGTAAGGGGTGGAAGGGAAAATAAAAATGAAAAAGTTTAAAGAATATTCAGAAAGTTTAAGAAAGGACGTCGCTAAGTTGTCCAGCAAGTTTCCGGAAAGGTCTAAAGTAAGGACAAAGGACGGAAAGAAGGGAACTGTCGTTAGCGTAGGCAGGGATCATATCAAAGTTGCTCATGGCAACCGAATGAAGGACTACCACCCTTCGCACCTAACCAACGAAGAGATGACTACTGCTGCTGACGCTGGTATTCCTCATGACACCGCCAATATGGGACCTCGCAAGAAAAAGCGATACCCTATCACCAGACGCTTCATTGAAATAATGGGGAGAATGCGTAAAATAGAAAAATAACTTGCTTTGTTTGACAATCTCATTATAATATATAAGTCTACTCTTAAAATTAATTCGTCAAAGGAAGCGAAATGGCAAAGCAAGTATACCGTGGGATCGAGATAGATCTCTCTCGCGATGAACTCTTCGACAAACTAGGTCTTCAACGATTACGCGAAAGTTATATGAGAGAAGACGAAGAGTCTCCTCAGCATCGCTTTGCTTATGTATCAACCACTTTTGCTTCTAATCCTGAGCATGCTCAGCGCCTCTACGACTATTCTTCAAAGCACTGGTTATCTTACTCTACTCCGATTCTCGCCTATGGGCGCACGGGAAAGGGCATGCCAATCTCATGCTTCCTGAACTATATCGAAGACACTGCTGAAGGTCTTGTCGCTAACCTGTCAGAAACCAATTGGTTGTCTATGATGGGTGGCGGTGTAGGCATCGGGTTTGGTATCCGTTCTTCAGATGAGAAGTCGACTGGTGTAATCCCGCATCTTAAAACCTACGATGCATCTTCTTTGGCATATCGTCAAGGCAAAACTCGCCGTGGTTCATACGCAGCATACCTTGACATCTCGCACCCAGATATTACTGAGTTCCTTGAGATGCGTAAACCAACAGGCGATCAAAATCGCCGTTGTTTAAATTTGCATCATGGCGTTAATATTAGCGATCGCTTTATGGAACTTATTGAGCGATGTATGCAAGACTCTGATGCTGATGACGGTTGGAATTTGATCGATCCGCATTCAGGTGAAATACGCGACACAGTATCAGCGAAAGCACTCTGGCAAAAGATCCTAGAGTTGCGCATGGAAACTGGTGAACCGTACATTCATTTTATCGACACTAGTAATCGGTTGATGCCTGAGTTTCAAAAGAAACTCGGATTAAAAATTCATCAGTCTAATCTGTGTTCCGAGATTATTTTACCCACTAATGAGGAGCGCACTGCTGTTTGCTGCTTGTCGTCAGTAAACCTTGAGTATTATGATGCTTGGAGTAAAAACGAATTGTTTCTGAGGGACATGGCAGAGATGCTTGATAATGTCCTTCAGTTCTTTATTGATAAAGCACCCGACACGGTGTCCCGTGCTAAGTTTTCTGCTATGAGGGAACGAAGTATCGGCATCGGTGCCCTTGGGTTCCATGCTTATCTTCAAAAGAAAATGTTGCCTTTTGACTGCGCTATGGCAAAGGTAACAAATAATCGAATCTTTTCTTTAATGAGGAGGAAACTCGATGAAGCAAATTTGGAACTGGGTGAAGAACGGGGAGAAGCACCTGACGCTGAATGCACTGGTAGACGCTTTTCTCACGTCATGGCTATTGCTCCTAACGCTAGTAGTAGCATCATCATGGGCAATACTTCTCCAAGTGTTGAGCCATATCGAGCAAATGCTTATAGACAGGATACCTTGTCTGGGGCGTTTTTAAATAAGAATCGTTATCTAGATCAACTGATTAAATTCAAGATTGAGTCAGGTGAGACCAAGCAGGACTATGATGAAATCTGGTCTAGCATTATTGCTAATGATGGTTCTGCGCAACATTTGAGGTTTTTATCTCAGGATGAACGCGACGTCTTTAAAACGTCGATGGAGATTGATCAACGTTGGGTTGTCGAGCACGCTGCTGATCGACAGAACTTCATTGATCAATCTCAATCAATTAACTTATTTTTCCGTCCAGATACAAATATTGTATACTTGCACGCAGTACACTTTTTAGCATGGAAGAAAGGTATGAAAACCTTATACTACTGTCGGTCTGAGAAACTCGGTAAAGCAGACAGAGTATCAAGGAGAATTGAGCGCGAAGTCATTAAAGAAATAGATATGAGCGCAATGATTAATGATGAAGAGTGTATTGCCTGCGAGGGATAAATGGAAGGATATATAAAGGATACGATTCTTTCAAAAGAAGCGTTGAAAGAAGCACAGGAATTTGCTTCTAAAGTTGATTGGTATGGAGTTTGGCAGTATTATAATCTCTTCAGTATGTTCCGTTATGATCTTGACGTTGAACTGCATGAATTAAATTTTATAAAAGAACTGCACAAATATTCTAGAAAAGATTACAATATAGGTTCTTACTTACTAAAATATGTTCCTGGTTCCTTTACTCGGATGCATGATGACAATGGTTCCGAAATAACCATTGTTACTTTATTAGATTCTACTGATCTTGTAGGTGGATATCCCGTGATACACTCCGTTTATAATCCAGAAGATTCTAGACCTTCTGATTTACATTGCGCGAGGGTTGAATCGGAAATGAGAAGTCCTCCATATGGACAAGATATAATTCCTGACGTTGTTGAGATGGAAAATGGAGAAAGTATGGTGTATGGACCAAGATTAAGGCATGGTGTTTCTGCGGTACATAGTGGATCTAGAATAGTGCTAGTAAGCTGGTTTAGTAATATAGAAAAAGGAAAAAAATAAATGCGTCCTAGTCTTGTCAACGAACGAGAATATTTCAAACCATTTAACTATCCATGGGCATATGAGTCTTGGTTAAAACACGAACAATCTCATTGGTTGCACACGGAAGTACCAATGGCGGAAGATGTCAAGGATTGGCAGCGTAAACTCACGCACGAGGAAAAAGCATTCCTCACTAATATTTTTAGATTCTTTACTCAAGGTGACATCGACGTTGCTGGCGGTTATGTTAACAACTATCTACCATACTTCAAGCAACCTGAGATTAGGATGATGTTGTCCGGATTTGCCGCACGTGAGGCGCTGCACGTCGCTGCATACTCTCATCTCATCGAGACCTTGGGTATGCCCGAGTCCACGTACAACGAGTTCCTGGAGTACGAGGCGATGCGTGAGAAGCACGAATACTTTCTCGACTTGTCAGGTAAGAACGGCACGATACAATCTATTGCTACTAATATTGCTGCCTTTTCAGCGTTTACTGAAGGCATGCAATTATTTTCATCATTTATCATGTTGCTGAATTTTCCACGTCACGGTAAGATGAAAGGTATGGGGCAAATCGTTACTTGGTCTATCGTTGATGAGACAATGCACGCCGAGTCAATGATTAAATTATTCCGTACCTATGTTGAAGAAAATCTTCAGATCTGGAATGACGAACTCAAGTCTTCAATTTACACTATCGCTGAAAAAATGGTAGAACTTGAAGACAAGTTTATTGACCTCGCTTTTGCTATGGGTCCTATGGAAGGATTAAAACCTGAAGAAGTAAAACAATATATTCGCTATATATGTGACCGACGATTGATTTCGCTAGGCATGAAAGGTATTTTTAAAGTAAAGAAAAATCCATTGCCTTGGGTAGAAGAAATGATTAATGCGCCGACGCACACAAATTTCTTCGAGAATCGTGCCACTGATTATGCACGCGGTGCCTTGACTGGTGATTGGAAGGATGTTTGGGGAGCAGCTTGAAACGCCTCAAAAGAGAAATAGTAGCATGTACTCCATATGAGCAGGAATTATCTGAATATTATACTTCAAGATTTCCAACTCCTGAAGAATTTATTTCTTTGTGTAGTAAGACCAGAATAGGTTGGAGTTGTAGTGTTAATAACAGAGTTAATCCGCCAAGATTTGTACACAGGCACTTTGATTTAAGAGAGTCTCCGTATTGCCCGAAAGTATTTCACGAAATGTTGAAAGATCTAGATTGTCAAGATATTTCAGCGTTTTGTAGTATGGAAGACGGCACTCATGGTACTCTACAATGGCATATGGATGGGTATAATGTTTATGCCTTCAACTTGGAAGGAACCACCGAATGGGAATGGTTTGACTTGGTTGAAGGCAAACTTAAAAGTATTATTGTTGAAGCAAATAAAAATATGGTAGTAATGCCTTCTTTTATAACTCACAGAGTGAACCTTCTTTCTGATTCTAGAGTTTCTATAAGTATGGTGAGACCAGCATTACTATCGGAAACTGGAGGACAAGCATAATGGAATCATCGTTACTGGAAGCAGATGAAGAAATGTTTTTTATCGCGTGTGACCTTTGTGAAACAGAGTGCCAAGTAATTGTCCGTTCTGTTGACGAAACCCCTGCTTTTTGCCCTATGTGTGCTTCACCCGTAGAAGTAGATTAATGCCTTGGACATATAACGGTAAGGTATTCGATTCATTACCAGAAGATTATTACGGGTTCGTTTACTTGATAACTGAAAACGAAACTCAAATGAAATATGTCGGTAAGAAATTCTTCTACCGAACCAAAACTCTCCCCGTCACCAAGACGCGCAAACGCCGAAAGAAAACTCTCGTAGAAAGCGACTGGAGGGACTACTGTGGTTCCTCAGAGCGCGTTCAGGAGTTAGTAGAGTCGAAGGGGTTAGATGCCTTTACTCGCGAGATACTTCACCTCTGCAAGACGAAGGGAGACTGCGCTTACTACGAAACCAAAGAGCAGTTTGACCGAGAGGTGCTGCTAAAAGATGATTATTATAATGGTATAATTAATTGTAGAATCTCAAGAAAACACTTGAGTGTGAACAAGTGAAATACTAAATATTTTCTATGAAGAGGTGATGTATGATTACTGAAGAACAGCAGGGTAAGAAGTCTCGCCCTGAACTGTACGAAATGCTACAAAACATTGCGAATGCAAAATCGAGAAAGGAAAAGATTGATTTGGTAAAGTCGTATGTAGACACATACCAATCGTTTGCTGATTATCTGCGCTGCGTCTTTGACCCGCGCATTAACTTCTTGCTCCCCGAAAGTAGACCCCCATTTGACCTTGCTAACGAAGAACACGTTCCTTCCACGTGGCACAAACAGCACATGAATCTTAAGTATTTTGTTAAGGGTGGTCCAAACATTCATGAACTAAAACGCGAAACAATGTTTATTGGCATGTTAGAATCTGTACATCCCCAAGACGCAGAAATTCTAGTAACGATGCTTGCTAAAAAAACTGAGTGTAAGGGACTAACAGCGGCACTGGTAAAAGAAGCAGCTCCGCAATTGTTGCCCGCATAGGAGGTATCGTTACGAGATAACCGTGAGAAAAGTCTATGTTATGATTTGCTAACTTAAAATATTAGGAGTCGCCTATGGTAACTACAAATCAATTAGAAAGATTACGCAAGGATAGCGCTGAGTTACAACACTACATTCATAAACTGAATAAGAAAGGTAAAACTACATTAGCACATAAGGTGGAGATAAAAAGAAATTATCTTAACTCTTATATTTCTGAACTCCAAGACTCCCTCACGGTTAATTAAAGGAAGGTGATCCTATCTCGTGCCCCACTTCGGTGGGGCATCGTTTATTTTATGGCTTTACATTTTGTATAAATTAAGTATAATAAAGCCATCGCTGCCCAGGAAACTGAATACTATGCCAACTTATGATGTTCGAACTAAAGACGGAGAGGAAAAAGAAGTTATTTGTTCTATTGCCACTATGGAAGAAAATGTAAAATCCGGAGAGTGGCAAATTCTTCATAAAGTTTCTTCTGCTAGTTTGGTTACTCACACCGGAGGTACACTATCAAAAACATCTGATGGTTACAGAGATCTCCTAAAAAATATTAAGAAAAACTCAGGTCGGGGTAACACCATTAAGGTATGACCCAAACTAAGAGACATCGGCAAGAATCTAACTTTAAAATCCGTATAGATAATCTTTGTACCTTCGATCCTCTAACCAATAACCAGCAGGTAGCATGGGAAGAGTGGAAAGAAGGGCATCATCTTGTATTAAACGGCAGTGCGGGAACTGGTAAAACCTTCACTGCATTATATCTAGCGTTGCAAGATGTACTAGATAAGAGTACTCCTTGGGAAAAGGTGATCCTCGTTCGCTCAGTAGTTGCTACTCGCGATATGGGGTTCCTCCCAGGAACCGCTGAAGAAAAACTCGCACCTTTTATACAACCTTATATTGGAATATGCGACGATTTATTTAATTTTGGCGGAAGTTATCAACAGTTAGTGGAACAACGTATCATTGAGTTCTACTCAACTTCCTATATAAGAGGTACGACCTTTGATAATGCTATCATCATTGTAGATGAAATGCAGAATCTGACGTTCCATGAATTGGACTCAGTGATTACAAGGGTTGGACTAGACTCTCGCATAATTTTTGCGGGGGATTTTTATCAGTCAGACTTTAATAAAGAATCTGACAAACAAGGAATTTTACAGTTCCTATCTATATTAGAAGTAATGAAAAATTTTTCAATAATTGAATTTGGTTGGGAAGACATTATTCGTTCTGACTTTGTTAGAGATTATATCATGACAAAAGAAATGCTTGCTAGGAGTAAACCATGAACAGGGAAGCAGTATACGAACAACTCAAGATAGACGAAGGAGTTGAATATGTCATCTACAACGATCACCTCGGTTACGCCACGTTTGGAGTTGGTCACCTTATCCTCGAAAGTGACGAAGAATTCGGACGACCAGTTGGTACTCGAATCTCGGAAGAAAGAGTTAAGGAGTGTTTCGAGGCAGACCTTGACCTTGCCATCGGAGAATGTCACGCTCTATACGAAAGAGGGACTTTTGACAACCTACCAGACGAAGTCCAGCAAATCTTGGTTAATATGATGTTCAACATGGGTAGAACGAGATTAAGTAAGTTTAAAAAATTTAATGCGGCGATTGAAGCAGGTGATTGGAAAACTGCTGCTGTTGAAGGTCGCGATAGTCTTTGGTATAAGCAGGTTACTAATCGCGCCGAGAGATTAATGACAAGATTAGAATCTGTATAACATATTGATTTTGTTATGAAGCATTATATGGGATTAGGTGGCGAACTCCTGCACGATGCAGGCGCCACCATCATAGACGAGAACGGCAATATAAAATTCGCCACTCTGTATGAAAGAGTTTCGCGCATAAAACACGATGCTTTAGTAAACGCAGAATTCTTGCAAAATTGCTTTACCAAATTTGAAGACACTGAACTTGTCTTAAATGAAGATTGGGCACTGAGATATAAGTTTCGTCCCAATTTAGAACATAGACATCATAGCAACTCACCAAAACGATTTGATAAAAACAGACCATGGTGGAGACAGCACCCATCTGCAAGGACTGGGTTTAGGTATTCTGGTCATCACATTGCCCACGCTGCAGCGGCACTCGCAACCAGACCGAAAAGTTTCGCAAAAGAAGATTGTGTTATAGTAACCATCGATGGCGTTGGTGAAATGCAATGCATGGGAATTTATGATAATAATTTTAATTTATTAGAAGAAACTAATTTTCCCCAATCTTTAGGGTATCTCTACGCAAACTTCACTGATACCATTAATGGTCTTAAGTCCAATGAAGACGAATATGTCGTTATGGGTCTTTCTTGCTATGGCGAACCAACTGCTTGGGAAAGCTCATATGAATTATGGAATTGTGTCCCTAGTTGGTCCATGGAAGATCAGAATGGATTTGAAGGGGCAGACTGGAGGGCAAAGTACGAGATAAAGAAACTTTATCTCAAAAAAATAATTAAGCATCTTTATGATAAAACTAAAAACGAAAAAGATGCTGCTGCTTCTCTTCAAAGACTAACAGAGCAAGTTGTATATGATTACATGGTTAGAGCGAGAAAGTACGGTAGCAAACTGTGTTATAGTGGCGGAGTCGCTCAAAATATTATGGCGAACAATCGCATAAAAGATTTATTTGATGATGTTTGGGTAGATGTTAATCCTGGAGACGGTGGTGCTTCTCTAGGAGCAGCTGCTTATTTTTATATGATGGACACTGGACGCGATAGAATTAATTGGGAACATCCGTTTCATGGATATAATATCGCAGGAGAACTAGATCCTGAGATGGTTGTCAATTATATCATGAGAAAAAAGGTTGCTGGTGTTGCTAATGGTCCTGCTGAGTTTTCATACCGAGCATACGGCAATCGTTCTTTAATTGCTGATGTGAGATATGACGTTAAAGATACTGTTAATGAAATTAAACAAAGGCAAAAGTTTCGTCCATTCGCCCCAGCAATTTTGGCAGAACATGCTGACAAATACTTTGATGGACGCATGAACGAATGGATGCAGTATACTGCTCAAGCGAAACACGATTATGCCTCAGTGACTCACGTTGATGGATCAGGAAGGGTGCAACTAGTTCCTAAAGAATCGAATACAGTATTCCGTAAAATTCTAGAATGTTATTATGATAAAACTGGAGTGCCCATGCTGTTAAACACTTCTCTTAACATTCGCGGCAAACCCATGGTCGACAATGAAAAACATGCGTATGAGTTTGAAGAAAAATATGGCGTTAAAGTATTCACGTCATGAACATTTGGATGATTGTTGTATCAAATGATGCGAAATCAGAATATTACTCCTCTCTTTGTATTGACCAATGGAACAAATTAGGGTATAATATTACAAAGAAAGAAGGAACAACACCTTCTACTCTCGGCAATGAAATATTCTTTGCTGATAAAAAGTTTAACGGCAATAAGTTTACTGATATAGAAAAGGCAATCTGGTACAGTCACTATAATCTGTGGCGATGCATCGAAGAACCTACCTATATCATCGAACACGACACATACCCCTACAAGGAGTTGCCTGAGTTTAATGAATTAATTGGATTCTTTTCTACCTTTCCTCGTAACGATGATGCATGGAGAAAAAAGAGAGAAACTATCTCTCCAGGATCTGGTTACTTCGTCAACAGAACAAGTGCCAGCATACTTCGAGATTGGGCAGTATCGGCGACCGTAACAGAGAACGTTGATGGATTTTTGTATCAGACTGCAAAAAAGTTACTAAATCAAAGTGAAGAAGAATTTGAATCAAATCAATTAAAGTTCGCTAGTTGTTTTCAATTAGTAAACTATGAGGTCGGCACGTCAGCGGAACATAATGTATGAAGCGAGCAATTTATCAAGTAGCAGTTGGTCCGCAATCTAAACTATACAAATATTGCGTGGCGAGCGTTAAGGCATATGCTGAAAGCATTGGCGCTGATCATATTGTACAGACTCAACCAAAATTATGGATAAAACCTGATCCGTTTACAGGTCAACGCAGTAAAGAGTCGTACGAAAAGTATGGCGGATTTCTACCAATATTTGAGAAGGAGAATGTCTTTGAATACTTTGGAGATTACGATCAAGTTGCAGTTATCGACGCAGATATTTTTATCAAACCTGATGCACCCGATGTATTCGCTGACATCAATACCGATTATCACTTCGCTGCTCAATTTGAGCGCGAACTACCAGTAAACCAAAGATACTCAGAGCAGATTAAGAAATATTCGCGCGAGCAGCTGACTAACTCAGTTTGTAAACAATTTGATTGGGACTTCGCTCATCCGCATGGCGGCGAGTTTTTCAACTCCGGAATGATAGTGTATAACTGTGACAAGATGTTAGAAGTTCTCGGCGATACAACGCCAAAACAGTTTATGCAGCGTCCATACTTTCGCGATTTCATCGACGGTATCGGTGCTTTCCGTTGGCAAACCGATCAGATCACTTTAAATTACTGGGCGAAAAAAGACGATCTAAACATTCAGCATGTAGATTGGAAATTTAATGCCTTGTTTGGTGCTCTAGAGAAAGGTAAGATTGCCGAAGCACATTTCGTTCACTTTTTTATGCGACACAAGTTGCCGAACAACGGAGAAAATATTGAAGACCTCGCGGAAGCAATTGCTACAATATGAAAAGATTAGTATATCAATTTGCAGTTGGTAAACAGTCCAACTTATATAAACATTGCATTCAATCGGCAAAAGAATACGCTGATAAAGTTGATGCGGATTATCATCTGCTGACCCAAC